CATCCTTCGCTATGACCATCAACTTGAGGTACGCCTGGAAAACAGCAAGAAGTCAAACAACAAGTAGCTGATGTACTAGTACGACACCATTGACCCCCACCATTACCGCCTTCAGCACACATACATGTGCAGCCTGTTGCTGAAGCGTTTATACCGTCGCAGATCATAACACAAGTAGCCAATGAGCATCCTGGCCAACAAAAAGCTGTATTAGTCATACATGAATGTCCTGTTTGTCCACAAACATAACCTGGTGCTCCAAATAGGACTGTTTTAGTAGCATATGCTCCGGATTCGCCTCCCATGGAAAAATTACAGCAACAGTTACAACCAACACTGCCTCCTGCACCCCACATTTCGATAATTGCTGTTCCTGGAACTTTTGCAGGCCAGCAAAAACAGTTTGTAAAGCATCCATATTCTCTACCAGAACAATATACAAATATTTCCCCATCGTCAAGATTGGTTTCTTCTGAGCTATACGTTCCGCCTATTCTGTCATTTATTAATTCTTGTAAAGATGCCATATTTTTTTCCTAATTAAGTCGCTTTAAATAATATTCTAATTGCGCCATGTCCACCTCGCATTGCATGGTCTCTAACACTGTTACATACCCAAGGAGCAGATCCTGGAATTCCATGAGGTGCATAAGCCTGGCAGCCTTGATCTTCATAACAGGCGCAGTGTCTTGCTCCGTTCCAACAATAAGATGGCGGAAATCCATGTTGTGGATGTTTTGATGCTCCTTGTAAAGCATATTGAAAATTACTTATATACCCTCCTGTTCCTCCTTGTGAATAAACACTATCATGATCATTCGAGAATGTTACCAGTGCTCCGCATGTACCATATATACCTGCTGCGGTTCTTATATGATAATGATGATAGCAAAAGTCGGCACTTGAGCATGTAAAGAAAGAAGAACAACTAAATCCTCCATTAACAAGACAGTCTTTTCCAGCTACTGGACTCTCACTAGCATAAGCGCAAGCAGGAGTTCCAATTGTATTACATGTTACTCCACAACCAGTGCCCCAGGCGCTTTGTGTTGCATCACAAGAACCACTACAACCAATATGTCCATGTTGGCCTGTGAACCCATTAGGGAAAGCGTTAGGGCAAGATCCGGTGATTGTTGACCAACAACAGTATGGACTATGACTAGGTGAGCACCATGAGCGTCCACCATCACCAGGTTGAGCACAAAGACAACCACTTTGAGTGGTTCCAGAGTAACAAAAACATGCACCAGTTCCTATACCTCTATAACATAATGTGCCGCCATTACCACAGGATAAACCAGTTTTTCCACAAACCCAACTAGTTCCTGTTACATCTATAGTTTTTACAACGTATGCTGAAGGATTACCAGCTATACCGTTTCCACAGCAACACATCTGTGCACCACTGCCTTGTGATCCCCAAATTTCTATTCGTGCTGTTCCTGCTCCCGGAGCACACCAGTAAAAATCTTCATAATGATTGCTCGTAGTAGCAGGAGTATAAAAGTAAACTCTTCCGGTTTCTATATTACCTTCTTGAGTACTAAAATTCTCTGCTTTATCAGTTATGTACGTAGATAATGTCGCCATTAACCTTTCCTCTTTTTATACGCTTGTAATAACCCACCCGTAAGTGACATTAACATACGTGAATGTTGTAACAGAACCTTTAACGTCTATTACCATATCTTCTGCTGTACTATTAATATTAGCAGAATTTCTTCCAACTGTGATATTATTTGTAGCCGCGTTGTTTAACACATCTACTATTTGTACTACATCACCTGCAATAACGTCTGCTACTGCTGGGAGTGTAATAGTATATGCGCTACTGCTAACGTCTGCCATAATTCTATCATTAGGTAGAGATTGGTAAGTAGTACTTACTTCACGTATAGTTGATACCGCCCCTGGCGTAGTTGATATGTATCTTCCCATTGTATTAATCCTTTGTTATATGTATTTATGTCGATGTTTCAATTCCGAACGCCACGGCGCTAACGCCTGCTTGATTGGAATAAACAACTAACAAGTTTCCTGCTCCCATCACGATACCAGTTCTTTCTAAAACTCCCTTACTAGTGAGTTCTACATTGAATTCTAAAAATTCATCATTTGTAGGTGTAGCAGCATCTGATACTGATAACTTTACAAATGCAGACTGCGACGCTCTATTTACAAGACTGATACTTACGATAGAAAACGTACTTGCAGGACAAGTATATACTGTAGTATATGCTCCTGCTCCTACGTCTGCTGTTCCTAATCTTCCTGTAGCCATTTCATTTTCTCCATTATTATGCTTTTAAAAAGTAGTTTATTGCCAGTGGTTGTCCTGAAACACCTGCTTGAAAGTTTATGCTTGAAGCTATGTTAATTGCGACACCCGTTGTGGTTGTTATTTGATTACTATTTATCTGAACCACGCCTGCCACCATACTGTTTACGTTAAGTTCGCCTGCTCCTCCACCAATTTGACTACTAATATAAGTTTTAATAGCTCGTTGTGTAGGAACAATCTCATCACTATTTGCTGTAAAAGTTCCATCAGTTGAAAACTCACTAATTACAGCACCAGTGCCTCCTAATTCTACAGCACCTAATTGCAATGATTGCAATCCAGAAATATTAAACGCTTCTGCGTTTAAGGTAGCAATTCCTGTTGATTGTTCAATATTGAACAATTCTCCTACACGGAAATTACCATCTTGGTCAGTTGCTGTGTAGAAGCATCTTCCTCCACCAAAATCATTAGTTTCTTTTGTTTGATCTGGTGGAATAGTTGGAGTTCCCGGATAATTAGTTTCAGTAAAATCTCCTGTTCCGATATCAAGGAAATCATGTCCAGTTAATCTAACTTGACTATATCTTATTGAAAATGTTACAGCTTCTCCGTGTTCTGGAGCATCTGTTACACTTACTGTAGGACTAACTTGTACCAAACCAGTATATGTACCAGGGGTTCCTGTTAAACCAGTAGTTTGTACTAGTTTAAACCACGTTGCAGCTATCCCGCCAAATTCGATATTTGCACCGTCTTGAGGAATATCAGACATTTCTGCCATCCTAATATAATTTCCTGGTTGATACATATCTGCGTATCCATCACCAGAAACTGTAGCAGTAGCAGTTTCAAAATCTGTTCCTCTATTGGTCCATGTAGGTTGTGTTAAAACACCATTACCTATTCTAACTAAGTTAGGTGCATCAACAGTATTATTTGGATCTGTTAACGTCATAGTAGGCGCACTAACATATCCACTGCCTGGATCCCAAATTCTAATGTGTTCAATTTTTCCATCTGAAACTTTTGCTCGTCCTTTAGCACAATCATCCCAAGGATGACCGCTTGGAGGAGATGTAAATGTTACTCTTGGTTCAATTATATATGTTGTTGTGTCATCTAATGTTGGATATGTAGAAGAATCGTCACCTAAAACATGATCCCAACCTGCATTATCATCACTGTGCTTTCGGACAGTTGCAATTTTTGATGTACTATTAAATGTATCTATATATCCAAATTGTCCAGCACCTATTCCACTAGTAATGAATACATTCATACCTATGTAGGTTGTATTTGTACCAGTATCAGTATTTGAAATTGTAATAGATGTTAGATTTCCACCTTGAGCTTTCCCTCCAGCAGTTACATAATCAGCTCCGCCTAAGTTACTAGCAGGATCAAGTAATCTTACTTCGTATACTGCACCATTTTTAATATTCGACGAAGCTATAACAGCTCCAAAACCGTCTCCTAAAGGAGTAATTGTAGTGCCTGGACCAGTATAATTAACCCCAGCATTTAAAAATTCAAATGTTAAAATATCATCACCATTTGTAATTACTTGATTAATGTTTGCTTCTGTGGATCTATTATTTATAGTACCAGTTATTGCTATTTCTTCGTTATCTTTATATTCTGCAACTGACCCAAAATTTCCGTAAGAGTTGTTGCCATTGGTAGCACGAATTTTGCCACCATTTTCTGCAAGATAACCTATATGACAATAATATGTGAATACAGAAACAAGTTCTACTCTTGATAGGTTTGTTACCCAGGCGCCAATTCCATCATTTATTATTTGTGTAAAGTCGTTAGCAACAATTGAATCATAACCACCATTGTGTATATCACCATCAACTTTTAATCCAATACAACCATCACCAAAGTTTGTTACATTTTGTGCATAAGGTGATTTATTAAAAATCCATGTACGATCATCATCTGGACCCCAACCTGGATCTAATGAAATAAATGCACCAGCTGTTGGTCGACTTGTTCCATAACTATTAGCAGAGCCTAGTGTTCCTGCTAATCCATTTAATGACATGTTTCTTAATCCAGTTGCATTACGCATGTAGAACATGTCTTCTAAAGCATTTCCGGATACAGAGTTTACATAATAACGTGCATAAAGTAATGTTTTATAATTTCCTTCATATGGACGAACACCACTAGAACCTGTATTATGAACTAGATCATATTGTACTCCGTCTAAGAAGAAGTCTAAATCACGTTCGCATTTTGTAGCATACCCTGTATAAGCAGGATAGTTAGCAGTAATAAAAGCTATAATTTCTGCTTTAATAAACGTTCTATTTGCTTCTAGTACTTCTACAGCATATGTATATCCTGTATTGGTTACTGTGAAATTACTTCCTGTAGTCTGAGGAACTGTAGAGTCAACTGATGCTCCATTAACACCCCAGTCAATGTAATCATAAAGTTCTTGTACTAATCCTTCCGCTTTTTCGGCTCCACCTGTAGAACCAGCAGGTCTAGTTACAACCTGTGCTTCTGCATTTCCTGAAGTTTTTGTAATTGCTGTATTTTGAACAATATCATTTATAATTAATTTTAATCTGTTTACTCCGGCTAGTACTTTAACTGAATCTGTAACTGTTGCTGCCGCAGCATATACTCTAACACTACGTAATTCATCACCAACTATTGCTGTATTTGCAGGAACAATGATTGGTAATGTTTCATCAAATCTTCCTGTTTTAGCAAAAAGTGTATTGCCTGCAATAAGTTCTGCTGGAACAAGTGTAGAAGTTCCTGGTGTTGCTGTTGTACCTAAAGCAGTAGTCATAATACCTGTTAAACTTGTAACTAATGTTTGAGCATCACTTTCTTCTGTAAGGCTAGTATCTATTACTTGGGTAATAGCAGGCGTATGATCAAATACAAAACCTGATATATTAACAGAAGCACTTGTAGCTACTGTAACTTTTTGTGAAGTACCACCGCTAACATATGTATGTGCTACATTGCCTTTATCTAAAGCAACAACATACGTATTAGCATCTGGCACATCGTAAACAGTAAATATTCCTGAGCTGTTTGCAGTATCTGGATAAACTTTATTTCCATATACACACGAAACTGTAATAGCATCTAGTTTAACATAATCGCCTATTGCTAATGCATGTGAGGTAGAAGTAACAGTTGTATATCCAGTTGTATTATCATATACAAAACCAGTAATAGCTGTTGAACCACCCGAATTACTTGGAGTTGCTAATTTTACTGTACCGCCACTAGTATAACTATGTGCTACATTACTTCCTGGCAAGAAAATGTTTAAATGAGTGGTATCTGGTACTTCTGTTACAGGATAAATTCCTGAGAATGGCATTTGTGGATAAATTTTAATTCCAAATTCGCAATTAGTTTTAATACCAAATAAGTTTACTGTATCACTTGCTGATAAACTGTGAGATGTTGCTGTAGTAATTGTAGCAATACCAGTTCCAATGTCATTTGTGATACAATTATCAGTAGCACTTACAAATGTATGTGCTGACGTATCACTTGATATACCAACCTGTACTGTAATTGTTGTTGCGTCCACGGCGTTAATGAGCACAGGTGCATTATATGCTGGATCAGATCCACCTGCTCTTGGATAGGTATGTTGTGTAGCATGACTATTTAAGGCACAAGTAAAAGTTAAACTATCTGTAGCAATTCTAATCCAGTTACCAACTAGGTAACTGTGTGTTCCAATAGTTAACACCAATATTCCTGCTCCTGGGTCATATGTTGCAGCTGATACACTATTAGCCGCAGGTATTGACGATATACAATTAGTAGTAGCTCTTACAAATGTATGTGCTGACGTATCACTTGATATACCAACATTTATAGTAATTGAATCTGTACCTATAGCTGTAATTGCAACGGGTGTATTATAGGAAGGATCATCTCCACCAGCTCTTGGATAGCTATGTTCTGTTGCATGACTATCTAAGGCACAAGTAAAAGTTAAACTTGTTGCAGCAATATTAACATAGTTACCAACTTGAAAATTGTGTGTTCCAATAGTTAACACCATTACTCCTGATGCTGGTGTATATGTTGCGGCTGTTACACTATGATTACCGCCTGTGTTGTAAGCAAAATCTGTAATTGCTAATCTAGCACCTCCAGCTTTAACAACTGTGCCGCCACTAATATAAGATTGAGCAATAGCACTTGTTCCTAGAGTAACTCGGAATTGGGTTGCGGTTAGACCTCCGGAATGGACTGTAAATGCTGTAGTATTTGAAACTAACGGATATGTTTTTGATCCTTGTGGACAAGTAACTGCAATATCTCTTACTTCAATTAAATCAGCTGCACTTCGTCCGTGTGTTGCTGTTGTTAAGTAGCCTCTGCTAGTTTTAGCTTGATAACTGGTTGCAGGGAGAGCATTACTTAATACAGCATCAATAACTGTAGTACCATAATCCGCTGCTGCTTTTGTTTGATCAATTTCATCGTTAATGCTTGTAAGCAAAGGTAACGATGTAGGAACAGATCCTAAACCATTTTGAGTAATATCACTAATAACACTAGTTAAGTATGTTACTCTATTTCCAGCACTTGCTTCGCCGTCGCCAACATCAAACCACTGGGTTGAGCTACCTTTAGCAAATAGAAAATCTGATACATTAACAGAAGCACTAGTAGCTATTGTAACTTTTTGTGAAGTACCACCACTAACATAAGTATGTACAATATTGCTCTTCTCTAAACCAATAACAAATGTATTAGCATTTGGTACATCATAAACTTTAAAGTAGCCTGAACTCAAATCATTCATGATAGACTGATCTGGATAAACTATAGTTTCTGAATTACCTCCTAATGTACAAGTAACTGAAATAGTAGCTAGTTTAACATAATCAGCTATTGCCAATCCGTGTGAGGCAGAAGTAATAGTTGTGTATCCAGTTGTATTATCATATACAAAATTAGTAATAGCTGTTGAACCGCCTACATTAGTAGGGGTTGCTAATTTTACTGTTCCGCCCGAAGTATAATTATGTTCTATGTCACTAGGCGGTAGGAAAACATTTAATGTAGAAGTAGTTGGTGCTTCTTTTACATTATAAATTCCTGAGACTGGCATTTGTGGATAAACTTTAGTTCCAAATTCACAATTAGTTATAATACCAAATAAGTTTACAGTATTTGCAGCAGCTAATCCGTGTCCAGAATGTGCGTCAAATACAAAACCTGATATATTAACAGAGTCAGTTGTAGCGTTTGTAACTTTTTGACAAGTACCACCACTAACGTAAGTATGTGCAATAGCACTTTGATCCATACCAATAACAAGTGTGTTAGCATCAGGTACATCATAAACATAAAATACACCTGAAGATACATTTGTATCTGGATAAACTTTATTTCCAGTTGGACAAGAAAGTGTAACGCTTGCTATTTTAACAAGATTGCCTACAGCTAGACCATGTCCTGTTGAAGTAATAGTAGCAAGTCCTTGAGCATTAACATAAACAAAATTTGTAATTGCTGTTGAACCACCAACGTTGGTTAATGTTGCTGATTTTACTGTTCCACCAGCAACGTAAGTATGTGCAATAGCACTAGATGGTAAGTAAAAATCTAATGTATCTGCATCAGCTACTTTAGTTATCGGATAAATTCCTGCATGAGGTATTGCTGGATATACTTTAGTTCCATGAGTACATGTCATAACAACGCCGCGTATTTCTACATCAACGGCTGCTGATAAACTGTGAGTTGCTGTAGTAACTGTAGCAATACCTGTACCAGCATTATAAACAAAATTTGTAATTGCTAATCTAGCGCCACCGGCTTTAACAACTGTACCACCACTAACGTAAGTATGTGTAATTGCACTTGTTCCAAGGTCAATTTCAAATGCAGTTCCAGTTAGACCTGAAGCTAAAACTTCAAATGTTTGATTAGTTGAATGTGCTGTTGAAAAACTATTTACTGGATAAGTTTTTTGTCCCAAAGAACAACTTAATAGAACACTATCTACTGCAATTAAATCACCTTGATTTTTACCGTGTGCTGTAGCTGTAACAGTAGCACCACCCATAGTTGTAATTGTAGCAATACCAGTTCCAGTATTATAGTCAAAGTTTCGAATATCTAGTCTATTATTTACTTGAGCTCCTGCACCCGGAATAGCTACGCCGCCTTTAACATAAGTTTGAGCAATAGCACTTGTTCCTAGAGTAACTTGGAATGTAGTATCTGTTAAACCTGAAGCCAAAACAGTAAATGCAGTTGTAGCATTAGTCGACAATGGATATGTTTTTGATCCCATTGGACACGAAACTGTAATAGCATCTACTTCAATTAAATCAGCTGCACTACGTCCATGTACTCCTGATGTAGTAATTTTACCTCTATTTTGATATCGACTGTATGAACCGCTATTAGTAAGGATGTTATTATTAATAAGATCTCGTACTTGCGTATTAACAGCAAGAGCATAAGCTATTTCGCCTGATCCTAGTTTAGAACTAGCACCAGTCCAATAAAGTTTAGCTACTCTAACACTTTCATCTTGTCCACCGTGTGTTATATCATGAATAATTGCGTCAATATTATATCCTGTATCTCTTACGCAAAATGCATGTCGTTCTGCTGTATGTACACCTGGATAAGTAATATCAAACCAAGACATTACTTCATCTATTATAAATTGTTTGTTGTTTGTTATTAATCTTTTTGCATAAGGATAATGTCCACCATTGAAAAAAGTCATAGTAGCATCTCTTATACTTTTATTGCCGCCATGAGATATATCATGAATTAATGCATCTATAATATATCCTTCATCGCGAGCACATTTGTCAAGGTCATCACATGTATAACCTACCCATATTCCGGTTGCGTTACTTGCAGTATGATTCCATTTAACATATTCTCTGACTTCTGCTTGGATATAGCCTTTATTGCGTTCCAATAATTTTTTTGCATTAGGTCTTAGAGCACCACGATCTATTTGATCACAGGCATATTTAAGATTTTTCCAAGGTCGAGATAATGTTACACCATAACCAGGTGCTTCTTCATTTTCGCCAATATTGTTATCAGCATAGAAAATATTATCAATTTTGCCATAAGCTGCCCATTCTGGAGCATTACCTGCTGAAGTAACTGAAAGAACTTGTCCTGGATCACCAATTGGAAGTCTTGCTGCACCTGCGCCTGAATGGTATAATAAATCTCCTGCTGTAGTTAAGACATCAGTTTCAGGACCACCTGCTAATAAATTCCAATATGTACCTGGGCCATCGTTAGCAGGATCATTAACGCCTGTATTAGATGTATGTCCAAGTACACAAATATAACTGCTAACACCTTGTCTTACAGTGTCACCTGCATCATATATTGTAGCATCAGCATGGGCATTTTTCCAATACAAGCCACTGTTTAATCTTTCCCAATATGTTGCATTAGGTGGTCGATGCCCTGAACTATCTGCAATACACAAGTAAGTATATCCACCTAGTCTTACTACGTCACCTACATGATATTCTTCTAAAGTACTATCATCGCCCCAGTCTTGTCTAAAACGGAAACCTGTAGTAAATAAATCCCAATCTGTAGGATTATCACTTGGCCTTTTTTCTAAGTTATTTGTAATAGCTGCATAAGAATAACCACCATATGTTATTAAATCACCTGGTTGATAACTTGTTCCTGGATCCCAACTATCTTCAAACTCTAATCCTTCTACAAATTGAGACCATTTTGCTTGATCAACTGTAAAATTAGATTGACTAGTGTGATAAGTTATGCATATCCAAATGCCGCCACCGTGTTTTACAACGTCATTTACTTTATATCTTGTTGTTGTGGCCCAGTCTGATCTATAATCTATTCCTTTGTGAGCATATTCCCATTTAGCTTGATCTGCTTCTAAGCCTAAAGCATTGGTAGCTGCCGAAGTATGTCCTGTTATACAGACATACATAATTCCGCCATCGCGGACAATGTCATTAACTCTATAACGATAATTTGCGGTCCAATTATCTTTCCAATTAAAACCTTCTGAAAAAATTTGCCACTTAGCTTGATCTTGTTCTAAACCTAAAACTGTTGTAGCAGCTGAAGTATGGCTTGTTATACATATATAAACAGTGCCACCATATTTGACAATATCGTTAATTTTATAAGCAGTAGCAATCGCCCAGTCTGCATTATAATTAAAAAATTCTGCAAAAAGATCCCATTTAGATTGATCGTTTTCTAATCCTAATTCTGCTGTTGCTGCGCTTGTATGGCCTTCGTTTGCAACATATAAATAACCACCATTTTTAACAATGTCATTAATTTTATAATATGTTGCAACAATCCAATCACCTTTCCACTCTTGTCCGTCGGATGATTTATTCCAATAACCTGCTATGTCGTCTTGAAAATCAGCAGTACTAGTATATCCTTTAGTACATATATAAGTATTGCCACCGTGTCTTACAACATCATCTTTCCAATAGACAGTAGAAGCGGTCCAGTCCCCTTTCCAAATAAATCTAATTCTTCCTAATTTAAATTCAGCCATTTACCACTCCATTTTGTATATTTATATAAGTTTGTACCTTAATTGTTTTACGATTTACCATGTTGCTGTTCCTTCACCATCCATAACGTGTCCCTGATCAGAAGTTCCAATGTAATACATGTTTGCTAATAAACTACCACTTATACCACCTGTAATATTTACTAATCCAGGCACCACAATTGTATCAACTATAGATGAAATATTGTTTTCAGATATTCTAATTTGTCCAACATTAAGTTGGTTAGTAGCTGCATTTGCACCGCCACCACTTACTCGTGATGTTATATAACTTGCTGTAGCTTTTTGTGTAGGTACTATTGTATCTGAATTTTCGAAAAACGTAGGCTCTTTTGAAAATTCATTAATAGTAACTACTGTACCGCCTACTTGAAATCCGCCTATAGAAATTTCTTCTAAACCTGTAAAATTAAATAAATCTGCATTTAATGTTATAACACCGGTGCTTTGTTCTACTAGGAATAATTCTCCTACACGGAAATTACCATTTTGGTCAGTTGAAGTATAAAATACTCTGCCGCCGCCTTTTTCTACTACTTCGTTATAAGTTTTAGGTTCAAAACCTTCTACAAAATTAAAACCTTCTGTGTATAATCTAGGATAGTCTGTTTCCCTAAAATCACCTGTACCTACGTCAAGGAAATCATGTCCTGTTAATCTAACTTGACTATAGTTCTGCCTAATTTCTGTAGAAGTATCGTGGTTGGGAGATTCTGCTTTACCAAGTGGAGGACTAATAGTTATTGTCATAGCTAATGACGGTTCAGAGCCAGTTACAATATCAATACTTACAACTTTATAAATAATATCGTTTATTCCTGAAATAATTAAGTTATCACCTGGTCCGGGTTCTCTTGTTACGTCCTTCATAACAAGACTATTTCCTAATTGATAAGAGTCAGCATAACCGTCTCCAGCAACAGTTGCAGAAGCTATATTAAAGTCAGCCCCTCTATTAACAAAGACAGGTTGGGCTAGTACTCCGCTACTTCCCATTCTTACAGTAAATGTCACGTCGTCTGTATTTGTGTTATCTGAGATAGATAAAGTTGGAGCAGATGCATATCCACTACCTGGCTCGTAAATTGTAAATGCGGATATTCTTGAACCAGTTACAGTGACTCTAATTAGCGGTTTTGCTCCAAATTGAACTAGTTGTAAATTGCTAGAGGTACTATCATCTAATCCAGTAGCAAACAGCCAAATAGGCTTACCTAAATCGTTTTCTCCTGATGTAACTGTTAATGCTCCCGATGTATAGCCTAATGATTTCCTAACACTATCTTCTAAATAAGAGTACCACGAACTTGCTGATTGTGATGTAATAACAGTATCGTTTGTTGCATTTGTAATCATCCAAACGCCTGCATTATATTCTACCGTACTCCAAGTTATTGCAGTACTATCATGCATATCCTCAATATCTACATAAGCTGTATACCAAGTTACACCATCTGAACTGTATATAACAGCTGAATCATTTTCACCAACTGCTACAAATGTGCCATTACCATATGCAATATCTTGCCAATGAGAATTTATTGGAACAGTTACAGTTGTCCAAGTGTCACCGTCTGTTGAAGTAGAGAATGAATTGCCATATGTTGTTACTATATATTTTCCATTACCATATGCAATATTAAAATGTTCGCCTGATATTGTAGTTCCAGCTGTCCAAGTAGCACCACTATCTGTACTTTTAGCTATTTCTGTTGCACTACCACTTGATATTACTAAGATTTCATTATCTCCAAAAGCAGCATCTATCCAATTAGCACCGTTAGCAAAAGTAATTTCTGAAAAAGTTTCGCCTTTGTCTGTAGACCGGGCTGCATAAACAGTATGTCCTTGCATAAGTGCTAAAACATTATTATTTTTTCTATTTCCTATTACATTGTTCCATAGACCAAATGTACCTATAGTAGCTCCTGTTAATGTAGAATTTAACCAATTAGCTCCGCCATCTGTTGAATAAACAACAGCTCCTGGAGCAACGCCTGACTTATTTGATGCTATAAAATTAGTTGTTCCTGCGCCTGAAGAAGTAAGAGATAGAACATCAACTGAGCATGTTTGACTTGTTTTTGTCCAGGTAGGCCAAGCTAGATCTACTCTAGGTTCAATAGAATATCTAGTACTAGTATCTAAAGTAGTTTCTATTTGAAAACCAGGATATAAATGTTCCCAACCTGCTCCCATATCAGATTCTCTACTTACTTGACATATTTTAGTTACTGTGTCAAAATCAGTAATTGTACCATATTGCCCTGCGCCCTTTCCTCCTACTATAACTATTCTTTGATTTCTATAAAGGACGGCAGTACCTTCAGTATCTGCTGCTGAAAGTGTAATAGTTGTACTGTCGCCTCCTTGGGCAGTATTTAATTTATAAGTATAACCCAATCCACCAGAGGTACTAGAATCTCCAGGATCGGTTATTCTTACTTCTGATATTGCATCTTTTCTAAATTCTTCATACTTTATAACAGCACCATATCCTGATCCTGATATTGTAGGAGTAGCACTAGTATATTCTTGACCAGCATTTGAGTAGCCAAAAGCTAATAAATTAACTCCGTTTGTTTCAACAACGCTTACTTTAGCTTCGGTTGATTTATTATCTACTTTTCCTATAATTGCAGTTTCTGAAGGATTTACTCCTTCTGCAACCGAACCAAAATCTCCATAAGAGTTATTTCCGTTTGTTGCACGTAGTCTACCACCAAATTCTGATAGATATCCTATATGACAATAATAAGTAAAAACTGACACCAATTCTGACATTCCATTATATAAAGCCCAATAACCTATACCATCAATTATTATTTGTGAAAAGTCATTAGCAACAATAGAAACAAGTCCACCATTGTGTAATGAGCCATCAATTTTCATACCAACACATCTTTCACCAAAAGTTGTTACGTTTTGTACATAAGTTGATTTGGTTGTAATCCAAACAGTTTCATCAGCAGGTCCTGTTCCTGGATCTAAGGATACAAATGCACCTGCGGTTGGACGTTTTGTTCCGTGTTCGTTTATAATGCCATCAGAATTATATGTAAAAGAAAGTAAAGAAAGTGGATTAGATGTTGTCCATGTAACTTTTTGTACTGTACCTCCGCTAAGATAAGCGTGAACAAATGTACTTATATCCATTCCAAAAGCAAAAGTATTCTCATCTATAACATCATAAACATAAAATATTCCTGAACTTATTGTAGTATCAGGATAAATTTTTTCCCCTCCTGATGACCCTACAGCAACAGCAGGATGTGTACAAGAAACTTTAATATCTGCTAGTTTAACATAATCACCAATTTCTAATCCATGATCAGCTGAAGTAATAGTTGTATATCCGTTCTCATTTGCATAGTTAAATCCTGTGATATTTGTTGCACTACCTGCATTTAAAAGTGTTACATTTTTAACTTCGCCGCCACTAGTATAATTGTGTACTATATCACTAGTTGGTAAGAAAAAGTTTAAAATATCAGTACCTACTACTGATACAGGATAAACTCCTGCATGCGGCATTTGAGGATATACTTTAGTTCCATAAGCACAATTTGTTATTATACCAAATAAGTTTACAGTATCTGAAGCTGATAAGTTATGTGTTACTGCTGTAGTAATTGTACCAATACCTGTACTACCATTATAATCAAAATCTGTAATTGCTAGTCTTGTTCCGTCACCTTTAACAACTGTGCCACCACTAACATAGGTATGGCCAACTGCACTAGTTCCTAAGTCAACTTGAAATGCAGATGTAAGTAAAAATGAAGATAACACAGTGAATGCAGTAGTAGTTTCAACTATAGGATATGTTTTTGATCCTAATACACAATTAACTAAAATATCTCTTATTTCTACTAAGTCGCCATCTGATCTACCATGTACCCCGTCTGTTTTAACACTTCCTCTATAAAATGTTCCTTTAATACCTTCTAAATGCATATTTCGTATACCGCCAGCATTTCTAACATAGAACATATCACTTTGCTCATATCCTGGGCTAGGTTTTACTTTAACGCTACGTAATTCATCACCTACTAAACCAACATCTGCTGGAACACTTATAGGAAGTATTTCGTGATAAGTTCCTGATTTAATAAAAACTGTAGCAGGTGCACGGCTTGCTAAATCTGCTTGAATATAATCACAGGCAAATTTGATAGTTTTAAAGGGGTTTTGTTCTGTTGCACCAGCAGTAGAAATATCTTGACCATGTGTACCAACAAAGTAAACATTATCTATTGCACCAACATTTGACCAAACAGGTCGACCTTGTTCCCAGTTTGAATCAGTTAAAGTTTTTAGAACTTCACCTGATAAACCTATTGGCAATCTTTCATCAGCTAATGTACTATCTACTTCGGAAAAGTGTGTTCTTAAATCGCCTCGTTGTGTTAAAACGTTAGATGCAGTTCCTTGTACTAAAAGTGTCCAATTAGTTGCATCTATATCAGGTCTAGTTAAAGCAGACGAACCATGTCGTAAGATACAAATATACGCAGAACTAGAATATAGAACAATGTCTTTAAGATTATATGTTCCACTGTCGCTCCATTCTGCTCTGTGATTACTACCGTTAACTAATATTTGCCACTTGGCAGAACCATCAGGTACTTCACCTTCTGAATCAGCAAGACAAAGATATAAGAAACCTGTGTGTCTAACAACATCACCTGTTTTGTATTCTTGACTGGAACTATCTTCACCATATTCACCTTTGTGTGTATATCCTTCTTTCAATAATTCCCAAATTCCAGAATCCTGTGCTTTTCCATATAAACTAGGAACACTATTACTATTATTTTCTAAAGCAGTATAAACATAACCACCATAAAGTACTATATCGCCTCTATTATATTCTATATTTTGATCCCAGATTCTTTCAAACTCTAATCCTGGTAGATAGATTTCCCAATGAGGATTTTCATCTTCTCTAAATAAAGAACTAGAAACGTATTCTATTAAACATCTCCAAAGAGATCCACCATATTTTACAACATCATTAATTCTATATCGTGTGTTATCTGTGAATGTACTTCTATACTCTACTCCAGAAGTTACAATTTCCCATTCTGATGAAGTAGAATCTTCATCAAATGTAACTGTTCCACTTGTATGTCCAATTATACATCTATATAGTATACCGTTATATCTCATAACATCGGAGTAACGATATCTTGTATTAATTGTCCAATCGCCTGACCAATGATCAGAAGCAGTTACTATTGTCCAGTATGCTTGGTCTTGTTCTAATCCTAAAGCTGTTGTAGCAGCTGAAACATGTTTTGTATTACAAGAATAAACATAACCATTATATCTAATTACATCACGAAGATCATAAGAAGTACTAATGGTCCATTCATTAAGCCAATTAACTACTTGTGTTATATATTCCCATTTACTGCTATCTGCAGGCAATCCTAATGTTGTTGTTGCAGCAGAAGTATGCGGAGTTATACATCTAAGAATATTTGCTTTAAATTTTGCAATGTCACCTTTTGAATAATATGTACTAGGTGCCCAATCGGCTCGCCATTCATAGCCGTCTAACATTAATCCCCATTTAGGAGATGCAGCTTCTAAATCAATATAAAAGTCTGTGTTGGAAGTGTGTCCTATTAAACAGACAAATGCTTTTCCTTGATATATTACTATATCATCTTTTACATAAGCAGTAGAGCCTGTCCATACATTCTTCCAACGGAATCTAATTCTTTCAATTTTAAAGTCTGCCATTTTTTATTCCATTCTTATCCTGCTGACGATGAATTATCATCATATGTTTGAGCTTGATTTATTCTAGCTACTAGCTCGCCTTCTGAATTAATATAATAATAAATATTTTTGTCATCCCAACGATATTGTTCAAAATTTAAATTATCATAAACTAAATTATGATTAGCGTCCCTTCCTTCATAAAAATCTTGTCCTTCAGAAAAACTAGGAAAATTTTCTGTAGGATCTCCAGGTTTATTAATTGTTATAGAATCTTCATTTTTAAATTGATCAACTCTACCAAAAAATAATTCACCTTCGTCTGTTCGTCTTAAGCCATAGAAATACCTACCTTGTGTATTAGGTATTACTGAATCTGCACTCATTCCTATATAGTTTGACATAATTATTCCTTATACAATATCCACATAACTTAATATTACATCTATTGAATCAGTTGTATCTGTTACAACATGTAATGAATTGCTAGGTGCAAGTATTAATTTTTCTCCAGTACTTAATGCCCGTAGGCTTGTATTAGGAGGTATCATAACATCTTTTAAATAAAATCCTTGAACACTAGTATCGTCGTGAACTAAAATACTAACAAAAACATTACCTTCTAATAAATTAGTTAAATTTATTCCAATAATAGTAGATCGTGTAGCGCCATCTGTTTCTAAACATTTTACAGGAACAGTTCCTACTTCTTTTACTACTTTATTTCTAAAAAACGTTGCCATTTATTTTATCCTAAGCTCAAAATTAATTCTAATGCAATTGACTCTGCATCTCCTACTGTAATACCTGATGCTGAACCAGCAACTGATACCCAGTCTGTCCCGTCATAAATTTCAACTCTTTGTTCTGCTGTATTAAACCTAACCATTCCAGTTTCTGTATTAATAACAGGAGGACGATTAGTATTATTTCCTACAGGTATAACCATTCCGCCTGTTCCAGTAAATTTATAATAACCATTACCGGTGTTTGAAAAGTTTGTAATACCATTATTAACAAGGTTAGTTATTGTACTATTTCTAAAACCTAAAGCACTATCAAAAACAATACTGCCTGTACCATTAGCATCAAATTCTAAATCTGTATCTGCTGTTGTAGTTTCTATTGTGTTTCCGTCTATTTGGATATCATCTACAATTACTTTACCAGCATTAAATCGTGCGCTAGTAATATCTGCAACTTGGGTTCCTGCAATATAAAAACGTATAGTGTCATCATTTGCGCCAGGCGTTAATTCTGCGGTAATTTTAGTGTTACCATCTAAATCTTGCACACCATTTAATACGATCCAATTAGAATTGTCGTATCCTTCAAATGTATTTAAATCTGTATTATATCTAATTAATCCTGCATCAGCAGTAGGTCTTTGTGCTGTTGTACCAGTTGGTAATTTTAGTGCGCCAGTTCCTGTTATTTGTACATTTCCTGTAGCTGGAGATATTGTAAAGTTTCCAGTAGATGATATTGTAGCATCTTTAAAAGTAAATGTATCAATAGTTACTGCACCTGTTCCGCTACCTCTTAATTCTAAATCTGCATTGGATACAACTGTTTGGATATAATTGTCGCGTATTTCCATATCGCCAATATTAGCATCGTTTGAATGTACGCTATAAATCCAAGCATTATACCATTGTCTGCTAACAGAACCTAAATTATATGTATTAGTTACATCTGGTATGATATCACTAGCAATTTCTGCATTAAGTGTTATAGAATCAGTATCTTCATCTCCTATTACAATATTCCCGTCTGCTGTAATATTTCCTGTTACATGTACACTACCATCAACATTTAAATTTGAAAAGATGTCAACAGTACCTGTACCGTTAGGTCGAAATTCTATATTTGCATTAGAATCGTTAGAAGATATTAAGTTGCCTTCAATGTCAATTGAGTCAACTCTTAATTTATTATGATATACAATTGTATCTAATGTGCCTAAATTTAGATAATCATTTGTTGTACTAATAGTATTACTGTTAAAATTTACGCCAGCTATAGTGGCATCAGTATCTACTACTAAATTTGTTGTTTTTGTTGTTCCGTTGATATCTAATTCATATTGAGGAGAACTTGTTTTAACACCGACACGCAGGTTATTTACATCTAGATATAATAAGTCATTTTCAAAAGCTAAATCAATTCCATTTCGAATTAAATTTGACTTAAGAAGCGGACCTGATATTCGACCGACAGCCATTTCTTTTCCTCAATACGGGGATCCTGTCCCTCTAACCTAATTTTCAGCTTATGCTCTTTGCTGGTCAACCACAGTTTGTCCTGCAAGCATCGATCATACATTGCATTAAATATATTTATCGTTTTTGGAGAAAGTTTATCCCATAGATATAATATAAGACAAAAGAAGTTCGTTATAGGCTGCTTCGGAAATTACACTACCTGCCCCTGCTGCTGCGATCCAATTAGTACCATCAAAAGTTTCTAATTCTTGAACAGTTGTATTCCATCGTGTGTCTCCTGTATCAGGCGATGTTGGACGTTCGGCAGTTGTACCTACAGGAATAACTAATCCGTGTGTTCCTACAAACTTAGCAAAACCTGCGTTAGTGTGTGAAATATTAAATGCATTATTACTATTATTTTTTATAGTAGTATCAGAAAAACTTATATCGTTAATTACTATTTCACCAGTTCCGTTTGGTACAAGATTTAAATTAGTATTTCCTGCAACTGTACTAACTGTTGCAACATCAAAAAGGATATCATCTACTTGTAATCCAGTTAAATTTGGTCCACCTGAATCAACAAAACCAGAAGCAATTGAATTAGCTGTAAATAATAAAGTATCATTAGTAGGATGAGCAATAATATTTGTTTCTGCATCATCTGAATAAACCCCACCAAACACTGTATTACCACTATTGTATCCTTCAAAAAGCTCTGCTGTTGTATTAAATCTAATACCTGTATTAATATTAGGTCGTTGGGCTTGATCGCCAGTTGCAATTTTTATAGCTGTTGTTGTATCTATAGTTATTTGATTGTCAGTACCAGAAAAACTTAGACCGTCTAGATTCCATTCTTGAATTCCTGAATAATCTTTTGTTGTTTCACTAGCAGAATCTACAGTTCTAACATACATTCTAGTATAATCTGGTTTAAAGAATAATCCTCCGGATTGTTCTTGTTCGTTTCTCATATAATCATCCCCGACGGCGGGCGTAACTCCTTGTTGTGTTCTTATGTTTATACTTTGTCCGGTAGCTGTAGATGTTGAGATATCCCAAGGAGTAGACATACCAAATTCATAAATGACATTGGCTGAGCCGCTGTGTTCCCAGTCCCAAAATCCTCCATACCATTTCCCACCATCAGGAGTAATCCATATATTTCCTCTCATTTGATCGTCCCAGCTACCATCAGATTGTATACCTGGTGCAAATACTTTATTTGTAGAAGTATTAGTATAATGGTCTTCTTGTGGTATAGTA